ATTGGTAATTGCACCACCAGCGTGTAAACCTACCGCAGTTAAATATTCTCCGCTGGTTGCAGCATCTAGTGCGTAAGTTCCTACAGCAGTCGCATAATTACCTGTGTAAGCTACAAGTGCTGAACGACCAATAGCAACATTGTTATCACCACAGTTACCGTTGGCTAAAGCAGCGTGACCTAGTGCAGTGTTGTATGTGCCGTCATCTGTTGCGTTTAATGAAGCGTAACCCACCGCTGTATTTCCGTTACCAGTAGTGATTTCGTCTCCCGCATTTTTGCCGATTAATACAGACTCAGATGCAGTGTTTATCGATGTTCCAGCATAAGCACCTACTGCAACATTACTTGCTGCTGAAGTTGCGGCATCCAAACAATACGAACCTATAGCTATGTTCTGATTACCAGTAGTGTTTCCACTAGCACCAAGCAAAGCGTTACGACCAATAGCAACACAGTCGTCAGTAGTGGTAGCGTAGAAACCTGAGTTCATTCCCAGCATTACGTTTGAACTACCAAGTAAACCGTGTGCAGCGTATGAACCCATAACTGTGTTTTGCGATCCCGTTGCACAATTATACAGAGAGTTCATTCCGACAGATGTATTGCCATCGCCGCCAGTATTTGAATACTGAGAGTGTCTGCCAATTGCTGTTACATTGTCGGCACTAACAACTGCAACCGCAGCACTTGAACCCACTGCTGTATTATAGTGTCCGTCTGTATTTGCACCTAATGCGTTAGTCCCTATAGCAGTTAAAGCAACCGCAGTAGTTGCAGCATCTGCTGCTTGAAAACCTACGGCGACCGCGCTTGAACCAGTAAATTCATATAAAGCTGATTTACCAATAGCTACGTTGTTGTCAACGCAGTCTGCTTGTAATGCAGATGTCCCAATTGCAACATTGTAATGACCCGTATCTGTTGCACCCAAAGCACCGTGTCCCACGGCAGTATTTTGAACCCCCGAAGTAATTGCGTCTCCAGCAACTGATCCTACTGCTACGTTATAATCACCTGTGCAAGAAACTAATGCGTTACGACCAACAGCAGTATTTGAACTACCACAATCAGCAGCTAACGCAGACGTTCCCACAGCAGTGTTGTAATGTCCGTCAATAACAGCACCTAATGCCGCACTCCCCACAGCAACGTTTTGTGCCCCAGTGGTGCAAGCGTCTAATGCACCACTACCGACAGCAGTCGTATCACCACCAGTAAAAACCATACCAGCTTTGTAACCTACCATTGTGTTGTTTGACTCACAATCTACTGTTAATGCAGCGTGTCCCACGGCGGTGTTGTTCGAACCGTCAATACATCCGTCTAAAGTTAATGAACCCACTGAAGTGTTTGCGCTACCTGTTGTGCAAGAAGCTAACGAGTTATGACCTAAAGCAGTGTTTTCAGCACCATCAATTAAAGCACCTAAAGCGTGATCACCTACAGCAGTTAAGTTAGTCGCAGTAGTTGCAGCGTCAGCCGCATAAGCACCAACGGCAGTTGCGTCTGATCCTGTGAAAGCACCCAACGAAAAATTTCCTACTGCTGTATTATTGTCACCCGTTTCAGTATTTAAAGCAGTTAAAGCATTGTTACCTATTGCCGTATTGTTTGCAGAACCAGCGTGACTGCTATCTAACGCATCTTGTCCAAGTGCTGTGTTAGTTGTGTGACCACCTGCACCGTGTCCGATGTCTAGTGAACCAATGGTTACACCAGTTGGCATTGATACTATACCACTTTCAAGCGTTAGCGTTGTTGTTTCTGATCCAGCGGCGTAAGTTTTAAATTCTAGCTTAGAATCTTCAGTGCCATCTGTTACATCAGTTACCGTAGATAAAATTGAACTGTAGTTAATTAAACTGTCAGCACTGTTCTCACCACGAAACTGAACCATACCAAGCGCATCACTGTCTGCTGGTGAAGTTGAGTTACGATAAAGAACCAAGTCAGGTGCAGAACTTGCACCCGCATCTGCGTTCTTAATAACAAACTGGTCGCTAACGTCATCTGACTCAATTGTAACTGAACCGTTGGAACTAATTTTAAGTGCAGCGGTTGCAGCTTGCGAAGTTAATGCAGCAGCAGTATTGGCATTGTAGCCAATCCACAAATCATTGTTACCAGAATTTCCCGGCAAAAAATTCCAACCAGTATTGCCACTGCTTTTTTCTAACAGCAGTGAATCTTCCCAGTTGGTTCCACTCATTTTTACGTGAATAGGTGCTTTCGGCACTGCAGCCCCAACACCAATAAACGCTGGACCATCCTCTACTGATTCTGTGATGTATATACCATCAGCACCACCGTCAGATGGCATCCACTGCATTATCTCGCCAGAACCGTCTGACTTGATAATGGGTTCGTTTTCTAATGTAGTTCCGGCTCTTCTTAAAAAACCTGACCCGCCAGCACTTGTAAATGATGCGCTCATTGTTAACCGTTACTTATAACGACATTTGAAGTGCCGCTTGCTGTTATAAAACTGATCGTTCCAACATAACCAGCAATATTAATCATACCACCAGTCCCGTCATTAGCGACAGCACCACCAGCTAGAATGTAACTAAACCCCCCAGTGCTAGTTGTAGCTGTTGATCCTAACTTTACATGAACTGCAACAGTTCCCAAATTCTGCACCGTCAAATGGTGCGGAGAATTTGTAACCACATTAGCCGCTGTCCCACTACACGCTTGAATGGCTTGCGTTACGCTGTCGTAACTTCTGAATCTCTCGTTTTGATAACTCATTTTATAAATCCCACGCTTTCTTAATTGATTTTACTGAATGCTTTGAACGCCACTTACTTCCCATTTTAATTTCCTGGTTATAGTAACCGCGACGTATCGACTCTTTGTTCATGCCTTTTTCATCCATTGCCCCATTTGGAACACTTATTCTGCTTGGAAAATCCACGCGTTTAAAACCGTCTGGTGCGTCATCACGTTCTGTGATTGGGCGCTCCAACTCGATCACTTCCCCCGTATCAGATTGGTATTCGTAAACTGGCACTTATTAAAAATAATTGGGATGGAGCAGCACGCAAGCCACTCCACCCCATGATTAATTATACACCAGCATATCCGGTTCTGCTAAAGTACCGAATATAATAGCCGGGAGTCAGCACCTTGGCTGTGTACATAGTCTTGAAACCGACTGTTACCACTTGGTTCAACGGATCTTTTTTGTCCGGAGTGTCTACAATTTGTATAGACGGACTCATTGGACTGTCACCGCTTAACGCTGGAACACCGAACGCTTCACCACCTAAAAAGATGGAACCAAAAGCATCCCCAGTAGAACTGTAAGTGTCGTGGTTAGCATCTGACAGACCCGTCCTCCACGGATTCGTGTCTTCGATAAAACGAACACCGTAAAGCGAACCAGCTTCACCGTTGTACAATGCGCTTACGTTTGAACGTGTAGCAGCATTTAGCCAATCACTATCGCGCATTACGTCACGAAGCACTTGCGGTGCTGCGATACAAACGTAACCCCCGTTAATTTCCGGAGCGCGGTTAATCCGCAACTGAGTAACAACGTCAAGCGTGTCTGACGCGTTTAAAACATCACCAGCCGCAAGTTCTGACAATTTTGTAGCATCGTCAGCAAACAATGTGTTTTTACCCGCTGTTTCAGCGTGACTTGTCAAAGCGTCAGCACCTCCACCAGTAGTGGCGGTTGTACGCATAATGTGGTTACGAACAATGTCGTCACATTTTAACGCAGCATCTTCGCCGTTGGTTTTAGTTGCTTGAGCAAGCGAGTTTAAAAACTCGGTGTTGTTCAACACGTCAGATATGACTACAACCTGACCTATTGCTTGAAGCGTAGCCGTCACTTTTGCGAGTGACAATTGACGGACACCATCACCAGTGCTGGCGCTAGTGTTAAAAACGTCAATCGGTGCATAAGCCGTACTTGCCAAAGTTTCATCACCGCTTGTATCGGTAATGTCCTTTATCATTGTGGCATCCGGTGCGCCGTACTTGAAGAAGCTAATTTGCTTCGATCCTACTCCTTTGGGTAAAGGTGCTTTTTGGCCAAACTCCGCTTTGCGGGTGGCTTGAACTGCGTATGTAAGCAGTTGCGACTCGAAGTGTTCACGATATTGTGAACTCAAGTCGCTTGAGAGTGTCATTGCATCTGCCATAACTTAATTTCCTATTTTAATAATTTATTATACTGTACTGTACTATTGCCAATTATCATTGGTTGTCCATCTGTGCAGCTTGATCGGTAAGCATTTTAAATCGTGCTTCCGAATCCATATCCATAAAGTCTTTGCTTGCTGGACGTGGTGCTGGCTGTGAACCACTAATCGATAACTTGGACTTGTACTCTTCCAACTCTTTTTCAAGAGCTTGATTCTTGTCCCGAAAAGACTCTGCTTGAGTTGCCAATATATCCCGTGATGCGACCCATGCAGCTTTACGCGGCCCATCTGGATCACCTAACAGTTCCGGATAGTACAAAAACACTTGCTCGGTTCGTTTAAACAAATCGCTGTTTTGATCTCCTAAATCTGGATATTTCTCTCTAGCTTCTGCGTAGTTACTTCTAAAATCTTTGCTAAACTTGTCTTGTTGCAGTTTTTTTGCGCTCAGACGTTCTTGTTCTCGCAAATTATTAGCTTTCTTCTCAGCATCTGCCGCTAGATCGCTCTCACCATCTTCAAGAAATTCTTTAGCAGCTTTATCATAATCAGTTGCATTGTACCCATCTTCGTCACGAATCTCATTCGTTTCTTCCAATTGTTGTACACGCCACTTTTCTTTTTGCTGTTCAAACTCTTCTTGCTGTTTTTGAAACTGTTCCTTTTCTTCGTTAAGTGACTTCCATGAACGCATTTTGCGCTCCATGTCTTTCGCTTCCCGTGAAATATCCGGTTTCTCTTGCTCAGTCTTTTCTGTCAAAGAACCATCCTCGTCACTCGACGAAGATTCTTCTGCTTTCGGCTGTTCTGTTTCCGGCGGTGGATCAGCTTGTTTTTCTTCCTTAACCTTTTCTGGTTCCTTGTTAGGTTCCGTTTCTGGTTCCGGTGGCGCTGGAACATAACTTTCCCGCGCTTCTTCCAAGCTCTTACCACTATCAAGTGCTTTCGCAACTGCGGTAAGCTCTTCCATCGTCGTCTCTTTCTCAGCCATTTTTTTGTATGCTTATTTTCAGCGAACATCGCATACGCTGCACGCTGTAGTGTGCTTTAGTTCAGCAAAAGTCGCACAGTCTTTTACTGTAAGTTATGGACGCAAATAGTCGAAATCATCGGAAGCGTCCATGTCCGGTGATTCGGATGAAGCCATTAGCGCATCTAAAGTCGCAATCGCCCCACGAAATCCATTAGCATACCCCGCTTTCCACGCAAGCTCCCCACCACACTCAGTTGCAGTGGCATTATGTTGTAATGCAGCGTTAAGCATCCATGCTTTTAACTTTTTACCGCTTTTAGTTCGGAAAAAGTTTTGTAAAGTTTTTTCATCATCCGGCTCCCACTTGGGCTGGTTGACCCATTTGAGCGGCTTGACCATTTGCGTTAGCACCCGCTTGTGCGTCTCTTGAGTAAGCATCATCTAATTGTTTCCGGAGTTGTCGTGCAGTGTTGGGATCAACTTGCTCTAATTGCTCCAGTAAAGTGTTAATACGACTTATAAACGCTTGCTGAACTTCTGGCGGGAACTGCTGCCCCTGTTGGCTCATGCGATTAATATATTCCATTAACAACGGCAAACGTTCAGCCGGATTGTCAGCTTGATTTGGAACCGGAGTATATCCGCGCTCCATGATCGGAATGTTATGCGCTTCGTCTTCTGCTTCGTCAGCAGCTTTAAATTGCGGATCGCGTACTAATCGTTTAACTAAACTTGGATCATCCAGTTCAAGAATACTCTTATCTAATTCTATCTGATCAATCCACGGTGATTGCGACATCAATTGTTTACGCATGATAGCCCGTTGCATCAACATGCTGCGATCAACTCCATCTACACCACCTTTTGGTTCTATAGTGTAATCATCATGCAACGCATCAGCTTGCAGACTTGTCGCATCTTCCAAATACCGGAACATCAAGTTCTGCGGTGAGTATTGCAAATAAAGCTGATACGCTTGACGATATACACGGGCTAATGCCAATCGAAATATTCTGGCACGTAAATCAACACTGCGTTCCATCATTCCACCAATAGCATTAACTTCAGTAGCAGTACGTCTTTCGCTAGTGTTAATCATTTGGCCAACACCAAAATCGGGCATAGCTAAACGTTGTTCCGCGATCATGCGTGTTTGCACAATTTCTTGATCCCAACTGATTGGGGGTTGTGGCATCCCCACTGGCTGAAGTCCGTATGGTAATATCTGTCCCGGTTTAAATCTTATATTACTACTGTTTGGAATATCTCTTTCACTACGGAACATTGGCGAATTATAAAACGTAATTGAATCCGCTTTGCCGTTCATTAGCTTATTTAGATATGCTTCTTCGGGGGCAACTAATTCTGGTATCCCGCGACTGCTATACCATCCCTTATCTTTCATCTCGTAAGACGAATCAACAAACGGGGCATCTCCATGACGATATGGAAGTTTCATTACCGGACGTAAATCATGTTCCGGCATTACGGGAGAGTATGTACACACGATCCACTTTCCGTCTTCGTCGCGTTTCCAGTGTTCCCATATAATGACCATGCTATCATCGTCACTGTATGTTAACCCCTCACGCATAAATTTCTCATTATCGCGATAAGTTGAGTTAGTGTTTTCGTCGCGACCGTCTCCGCGAATCTTGTCTACAACAGAATGGTCGTAACGAGAATCACGCAAGAACGCACTTACACTCATCGGCATGACTTGAACCATCCAATCAGCTTCTTCGAGTCTAGTTGTATGATCTGGAACAATCCAATAAAGCGGATCAACTGCTTCAAACTTGCAGCTTTTATTCTTATCATCCCAAAATACTTTTATCACTGAATGACCAGTCATCAACATGTGGTCAATCCATGTCAGCGATTCTTCTTGGAAATTACTTTTCTCTTTTATGTGATAATCAAACCAACGTTCAACTGCTGTTGTTAGCGGTGCTAACTGTTGTCTCATTGGAACGAACGAACATAACGTGTCTCGCCCCGTAATCTGTTGGTAATAAAACGGTTTTAGCTTTGCTATTGCCGTGTCTATTAATGGGAAGTGTAAATCAGAAGCACCAGGAAATGGTTTATTCTTACGTCGCAACCCATCATGGCGCATTTGGTAATATAACCCCTGTCTTCTTTCCCATTTAGATCGGTCATGGATGCTATCCAAAACCACCTCAAACATATCATTTCTGCTCTCTTGCATTTCGCAATTGGTATTCCAAGTCGTTTATTGTGTGCAGCGCCTCCCGCGCCCAGCGTTTTACCGTCTGGGTAGACTTCTGCACGTCCTTAAATTCCGGTTGTTCCATCAGTTTCTTGACGTTTCCGTCAGTTAACCGTGTAACCGGATGGTCAATCGTCCGACACCCCATCGTCCAATGCAGCGTCAATAGCAGCAGCATTGTCGGAATGTATCTCAGCCGTCCGATCTGTTTTGTCGTCGTCACGTCTCTGTTGTCTGTCTCCAAACCAAGCAGCCATCATCTCGGCTACTTTTGCCAGTAAAACTAAAATCCAGTTCATATAAAGCTACAAGCGGACATGGCTACTGATTCATGCGGTCACAAACGTCCAGAGACTAAACGTAAAACCGTTGCAGCGATCTCCACTACCAACACAACACCAAGCCGCTTAACATCAGTAACCCGCATTGAACCCGCTGTCTAACTCCATGCCGACTGGTTCCATTTCACTTAACGCTTCCATGAAACTTGGTCGTGGTTCCAAATTAAGAGCGGAACCCGTGCCTCCACACGATATAGCCCCAAGCACTGCATCAGCACGGTCAGGGGATGGAAGTCCGCGACTTCGCATTTGATCTTTCGGTTCTAATTGCAACTTCCCCTTACTGTTGGGTTTGCTGCGTCGTGTTGTCATCTGCGAATGTAATAAATCATCATCGGGCAATATAATCTCACACAACTCAATCGAACGTGCTGCTTTAAACCAAATCTCTGCGCCCCTATTAGCAAAATGTCGGTCGTCAAACGCTCTTTCGCCGTTATTTACTCGATGAACACCCCATCCAGCTTCAGCTAAAGCGTCACACATCGGAATACCCAAACCTCCAGCATCTGCATAAATCTCTTCTGGCTTTAGTCCATTACGTTGAAATTCCATAATAAACCGTCCCACCGCCGCCATCGTGTCTTTTTGAGTCCAGCAAAGTAGTTTATCAATCTTGTTGCCCACACGTATCGCCAGCACGTTTTCGTCACCACCTGCCGCGAAATCACAAAACGCAGTCTTATCTTTACCAATATGTGTCGGGGGATTAGTCAAACAATGCTGCAAAGAGTTATATGGAACTACCACTGACTCTTCGCCAATGTCCATAAACTCCCCGAACACCATTGATCGGACTAACGGGTGGTCTTTACCATATCGATCAAATTGTTCATTTATCCAAGATTCGGGGATATGCGGACAATCGTATGACGTACACGTAAACGTTTCCCATAAACGCGCTTCTTTAGTAAATGCACGATAGAAAAACCCCTCCGTAGCCCCCGGCGATGACATCAATATCAATCTGCTGGGCTGACAACGACTTATTGCTTCAGCGATACCATCCGGCACAGTCTTCGCTTCGTCCACTATCATTAACAAATTAGAAGTCGGCCCCGTTCTATGCCACCCCTCGAATCTACCACCTTCACTCGTACTAAACCCAATCGCTTTACTTCCGTTCTGAAACCGAATGTCAGTAGCATTCACGACCCACCCCTCGCCACCGTTCAACCCACTCACGTACTTTCGTATATACGGAAATAACTGGTCTTTCACCTGACGGAACACACCCGCCGTCGTCACACATGTGCTTTCCGGAAATCTCATGCAATGCCACAGAACAGCACATGCAGCTATTAAACTGGTTTTTCCGGAACCATTGGCCGCTTTAAGCGCAACTTTACTTTCTTTATCATTAATTGCTTTAAGTACATCGTATTGCCACTTGTACGGTTTTATTCCCAAAAACATTTCCGGAAAGTTTTGTAACTGTGCAGCATACTCAATTAACTCCGGTGTCGGTTTAGACGTGTCTGCTTCAAGTGGCTCAAATTTCGCTTCTAAAGACTTTTTGACTTTACGGGGTCTTCCCACCTTCTTCCCGCTTTGAAACGTCGCTTTACCCCCTTCACGGGTCACCACGCGCTTCTTACGTGCGCCTACTTTAGTGTACTGTACTTCATCTCCTAACGACGCAATCTCTTCTGCCGTCCGGTTGCTAATTCTGATTCCAGTCTTCTGTTTATCGCTTTTCATATCTAATGGTTAAATGGGGGTTAAATATATATATATATATATAGTGTCGCATATTCTTACATTGACTGTCGCATATCTTTACATTGACTGTCGCATATCTTTACATTGACTGTCGCATATTCTTACATTGACTTTTCAAACTTATTCACATTGGCAAAAAATTGGGTCTGTGATTTTTGGGGGATATATAATAGATGCACCCGCCCGTGGGGGGTGGTACGTACCCCGTGTCGTGGCCAAAACCTGGTAAACGCGGGTCATGCGCGCGCGATCTAGACAGTACGGGGAGTCCAACGCAGAGTCCTACACTCACTGAATATCAATGACTTGCGTGTCTTGCGTGATACTAGCGTGAGATTCTGGTACGTTACACAGCGCAATAACAAGCTGTGGCGCAATAGTGTTGCGTTTGTTCGAGGTTTCAGCGGTTTGAGCGTCTTTGTTCCACGAAGAGCGCCTTCTTTCGAGTAAATCAACGGCAAGCTTGGGCTGTTTAGCGATTCCGTCCGTTGCTGCTTCAATCATGCGAAGTTCCCAAGCGCTTTCAATCTCTTCGAGTTTCGCCCCAAAAGTAGCATCTTTCTTTTCCCACCGTGAAAGCGTCTCACGTCCAATTCCAGCGTATTTACTAGCAGAATCGCGACTCATGCCGTTTCCAAGCGCTCTGAATATCTTGTTTTCGATGTCTTCCGTTCTCTTTGTTGGCCGTCCAGTTTTCGCCATTCAGCTACTTTCACCGAAAAGATTCGGCATGTGTAGCTACAATGTGTAAGATTTCGGCTCGCTACCACGTAACAGCTACCACATGAAAAAAGTTAAATGCTACTGGAATTTGAACAAAGCCAAGCAAGGTGAGTTTGTATTCTCCATAGTTCAAGACGGCAAAGTCATTGGCTACGCCGAGCAAATACATCTCAAAAACGCTCGCTTCCACGTTAACGACGGCGCACGCCAAAAAATAGCGGACGGCGGCAAAAAGAGTGTACACGCTTGGGTGATAGGTGAAATTGACGAAATTAATCTTTCACACGCTTTAACCCCTTCGAGTGCTTGTTTCACTCATCCGGCAATGGGTGAAGCGACTTACAACCCGCGCCGTGACAAGTGCTTCACTGACGTTAACACGGGCGCTCAAATAGACAGCAAAACCAATTTTGTAGATGTAGTGCTACGCAGTGAAAACAAGCGCGGCGCTGTTTACTATAAATAATAACCAAATAAAAAATCATGAAAAGAACCATAGAAATTAACGACACACTACAAGACACCGTTGACCAGTGTATTGAAGACACCAAAGAACTATTGCTGGACTGGCTTAAAGACAATCCAGACGTGACAGAAACACCTTGTCTTCAAAATGACTTAGACTACGACGGGCGTTTTCACGAAATAATTGACGGCAACACGCCCATTTATACTCACGAAATAGATACAATATTCTATTTACACGGGCATTTATGCGAAGACGCGTTCGAGAATTGTTTTGGGCCGGAAGCTAAAAACGACGACGGCTGGCCGTGTGGCTGGAGAGCGGCTGCTATTTATCAATATTTATATGACCAAACTTGCGAATGGTATCACGAAAACGTTGATTCAATTACAGAAGAGCAAAACAGAGCAAAATAATGGTACGCGTTCAATGTCCCAAGGGGCGTTGACTGCGAATCATTGTAAGATTTACACACTTTTAATCGTAATAGCTACCACCATGAAAAAACCGATCCACAAACAGACTGTCAAAATTGGACAGAACAAGGGGCAAAAACGTATTTGCTTATGGTCAGTCAAATTAATTGATGCGGGTTTTGAATACGGCGTGTTCGTTGAACTCACTGTGAGCAAAACTAAGCTGGTGATAACTACCAGCGAGACTAAGCAGCGCAAGAAAGTATCTCGCGTTATGAATCACGGCAAACCATTGCCCGTTTTAGATTTACGCGGAAAGCATGTAGAGCATTTAGGGGAAGTGAACGACATGGTAAATGTAGTGATCGAACCAAACAAAATAACAATTTCTAAATAATGAACAAAAAAGAATTTATACGCGGATACATGCAAGCGGCTCTTTGGTCATCCACTTGTATTGATAGCGACGACTGTGAATACCTAGACGAAAAATACGACGAATCCGATCTGGCTAAAGAAACGCTGGAACAAATGGAAAAAGATTGTATTCAATTCATAAAAGAAAATGACGACGACTTATTTGAATATGCTGAACAAAGAAGCATACCGTTTGACGCAGACTACACCGAAAGCGATTGCGCTGGACACGATTTTTGGATAACGCGCAACGCGCTTGGCTCTGGATTTTGGGCGCGCGGTTTGAAGCGATTGGGTGACAGATTAACAAGCGCGACAGAAAAATTTCCCGAAATCAGCCTATACGTAGGCGATGACGGTAAAATCTACCAAATGTAAAATACCAGAAAAACCATGAAAACAATACAACAACAAGAAATGACGTTCGGCGGTCTAACACGACTTGAAGAACAGCGTTTAGCACGTATGCTAGATAATAATCATATCGCACACATTCTTGACGAGCATTGCATTAAGCGACGTGTCGTTAAGGGGGTGTTAATGGCGCAAGATCAATATACAATTGACGGCGAACTATACGCAAGATGGGTTTCAGTCAGTGGCTGGACGTTAAGAAAATTATTACGTTGGTTGGGATATTAATATGAAACATTCAGATTCTAAATACGGAAAATACACCGCATATCACATTAAGCGTGCGAAATATAATGGTGTAGCCGTATTATTTAGTGGGCCGGATCACATAGTTTTAACAACAATCTCAGAAGACTATTATACGTATGGTCAAATAAGCTATAATACGAATAGACGTACCAAATTTAAAGTAGACGCATGGGGCTGTGTAGACATTGACGGGGTTACGTACAATGTGTTCTTAAAACAACACTTTACGGATCGTGGAATACTTTTAGCAATTGATTAAAATGACACATAAAGAAAAGATTCAAGAGTTGAAAAATACACTTGGGAATGACATTAAATGGAAAGTGTTAAAAGAACATGGAGTAGAACGTTGCTGCGCTTATCTCACAAATAGAAAAACGCACAAAACTAGCCGATGCCGTAAAGCGATCAATTGGGAGTTTGGTAAACAGCAAGTATTTAGCGATGAAAATTCATCATATTGCGAAAATCATGCAAAATTGATGGAAGCAATTAACTCTAAATACAATATGAGTACATACAAATAATTATGACAACGAAACAAATACAAAAACAAATAGTAACATATCGCCAGTGGCTCCGTGACAACGGGCTGGCTGGCAACTTGAAAGCAAAGCACGTTAACAAGTTCATCAAGTTAGCGACGTGGAAAAGCGACGAGCAATTGGCTAAATTTAAAGCCAAACCGCGCTGGAATCAGCATTGGATCATTAAACATTGCAGAGAATTAGTACAGTACAGTTAAGCACATGAAGATAATTACAACTATAATAATGAGCGCAGGGGTGTTTTGGTGGGTCGTATCTCGCCCATACGCCGAAGAACCAACGGTAGTGGCAAGCTATTACTCGTATGAGTGCGCGGGAAAGCCCACGGCATCTGGAGAGTTATTCGATCCAGAAAAATTGACAGCGGCGATGTGGGGTGTACCGTTTGGCACTTTAGTACGTGTCCAGCTTGGCCCTGCTACCAATTCAGTCGTCGTGAGAATCAACGATCGTGGGCCAGCAAAGCATTTGAATCGCAAAATAGATTTGTCGCGACGTGCTTTCGCTAAACTCGCTGATACAGACGCGGGTTTGATAAACGTTAAATTAACAATATTACCAGGAAAATGAAAGTTAGCAGAGCATGAGCGATACCCCATATCTCTACGTAATTAGAAAGAAACAAGACGTTGCTGATCTGGAAAAATATCTGGAATCAATTCGCGGAGTTGGCGAGTTGAATTTTTTATGTAAACCAAACAATTGTTATTGTGTGCGATGGATTGTTGGTTGGTTTAGATATAAGAAAACAGACTTGGTAGCAGCACTGACAGTGGATCGGGGTGACTTATTACAATCATTTGAACTAGACGCTGGGATTGTTTACGAAAACTGGAAACAAGCGCCGCGCATGGAAGAACAAGCGTTTGGGAGTGGTCGCACCAGTGATTGGAAGATTATTAAGTCTAAATACAAATCGTGGCAAGATTACGCTTATAAACATTTAGAAAAAAAATGAGTAAATTAGATATTCACGATCTTTATTACGAGAGTTGCTTAAACGCAACATTGGAATCTGCAAACGTTTTGGTCAATGACCGCGATTTAAGTTTTGCAGACGCAAGTGCGATATTAAATGAAATGACTAAATATGCTCTTGAGACTGCAAAAACAAAAAAGCATTTGTTCGACGAAACCGGAAAATATATTGGTTAATCAGATACGGTAGCTAATACTTGACTATGTAGCACATTGTAGTACTTTAATGGTTCTTGCGGCGCAATGCTGCTTTTTTCATGGTTTTTGTTTGGTTATAACAAACCCAGACCCCAGTTGTTGGTAGCGGCTGGGGTTATTTTTTTGCCCAGTTTGCGCTCTCGTCGTGTTGATCTACAATACATCAAATGGGAGGGGATTATCCAAAAAGCGTCAAAATCTTTAATTTAGATTACGAGATAATCTGGGTCGATAAAGCGATCGAGACAGCGACTGACGCTCACGGTTCATGTGATACTTGCACTCAGACTATTGTTATTTGTCGCGAACAAAAACCAGGAGCGCTCACTGACACTGTGATGCATGAAATTATGCACGCGATATTTTATGCCATGAATATGGCTGGTAACGAGTCTGAAGAAAAAGTGGTAAGTTTGTTAAGCACCGGAATGTGTACCGTGTTAAGAGACAATCCCAGTTTAAAAAAATGGATCGTAAAAAATATTTAACCCCAAGCAACGAAGTTTTGTTTGATCGTATGGCTGCTGAAGCGAGTAGAGCGCTGGTATATCGCGATACAGTGCTTGAAGTTGATGCGTTACTTAAAGATTTGTTGGATCTAAACGCAACTTATTATTCATCCCAAACTCTTGAAATCATTCGTCAACGTATCCGCGCTCAACTCGGTGATGCTGGACTTATCATCGAGTAGCGTTTTAATTAAAACGTAAGCGAGTTGCGGTACAATCGCGTTGCCCAGTGCGGTTAAGCGCTCCATCCGGTGGGGTATCCCATAAGCCACTCGACCCAGTTCGGGTTCAACGCTCCACACTTGTCCGACACTACCATTCCCAAGTTTAACTGCTTCCCCTTTTTCATGCGGCGCTGTATCGCTGGCATCCCCAAGTGTCCGCGATCCCGATTGTCGTTCGCTGATGGAGTCGGCCAATACCCAACACCTATCTCGACGGTGCTGCGCGCCGATGGCACAAGCCGGAATAATTGCCGACCCAGTGGAGTACCCGCTGGTTTCCAAGTCAGATAAAACTTCGTCGAGTCCCATGTTTCGGACACCAGCAACGTTTTCAAACAAGACGAAACGCGGTCTGACTTCCGTAATAACCCGATACATCTCTTTCCAGAGCCAACGGTTGTCCGCTTCCCCACGACGTTCTCCGGCAATTGACACGGGCTGGCATGGTGGCCCCCCAGTGACCAGAGTGACATCTGTGTATCTTGTGCCGTCGAACTCATGTATGTCACTGACTACGGGAACGTCTGGCCAATGTTTGTTTAAAACTTTTTGGCAATACGGATCGCGCTCGCAGAAGCAAATAGTTTTCAGCTTTAGCCAACGACATGCTAATGCGAACCCACCGATTCCGCTGAACAGATCGATGTGGGTCATTCATCTTTGTCGGGGTTGTTGAAAAAGCCCATACAAGATATTTCTTCTACATAAAGATAAAACCACAAGTCCATCACCTCTTCTTGTGCCGCTCGAATGCGTTCAAGTGGAGTCATTCTGGCCATGCCCTTACGTCCATCCGGATTGTGTTCTTTTATTCCGTCATTGAACTTTTTTGCTGCACGCAATTGAAACTGCTGCAACCCCTTGTCTCTAATTTGTTCGTCAGTCATTTAATTCTTCGTCTTCGTCGTAATCTTCATTCTCTTCAACATGACCTTCACCGTTACAGTCCGTGCATGTATATTTTAGAGACGAAAACTTCTCTACGTTCATGTAACCCCTGCCTTTACACCATTCGCATTTCATTTATATTTTTGATTAAATTTTTGCACTAAAACTGACGCTCGTTTTGCAAGCATGTGGCTCAACTCTGCGTCTACTCTTTTCACTCCAATACTCGCCGCTCTTAATTCCGATCCAGTTGCTTTTGGGTCATCGAGTAATTCGCGACCGCGCTTTAACCAATACATCAAACTAGATGCAGACTTTGTTCTATATGGTTCAGACATGTGGCATGTAATGTACTGTACTAATGACATTTAATTGCCACACATGCCCGTACATTCGTCGAGCATTGTTAATTGTCCGCGATCAACGTCACTGGATAAATCAATTTCATCGAGTGGTTCCCGTGCCGCATGTAAATACATTTTACTGTCCATTCCTTTCCAACCATCGCGAACTAGATGGTCAATGCGAACAGCTTCAGCCCAGCTATCTGGGTCTTTCTTAACTCTTCTCCATTCGTGATCGCTGTGATACGGACAATAGACACACGCTGAACGTGGGGGTTCTGGATAACCGTTTCGTTTCATCCACTCAAAGCAATCCCCCCGCCTCATTCGTTTATCCACCAGCGGAAATATGTTCTCGATGTACGGTACAGTTGATTCTCTCATGCGTTGTATTTCATCGAGAGAAATGCCAATCCATTGCACACACTGTTCTTCTTTATGTCTCTGTCGTGGTTTCAGTCCTAGCAACTGCCTCACTTTTTTACGGATCGGGTTAATTTTATATTCGACCGTACACACTCGCGGTATCTGACCGTCAGTGCCATCCATGTTTCTTGTGAATAGCGGTGGCTGCGCCATTCGCACATCGTTTTCAATTGCATCTTCCATATTTGATGTCAGCCCGTTTTTGTGCTGAACAACATGTACTGGGAATGGCAACTCGCTTTTCAAAAAATCTAGCCATTCCATAACTTTTCTTGGTTCCGCACCAGTGTCAGCAAATATTGCTGCATCTGGCATTGGTTCCAACTCACCTTTAGCAGCCATTAAACACATAACGCTGCTCTGTACCCCTGCTCCTAAACTAATAACCTCTATTTTTTTTGACATCGATTAAACAACTTCCATTTCTCTTGGTATATTGTCCAACGACCATCTGCTTTTCTTGGGTTAATGTTTACTTTGGTTATGTTTTTTATCTCTCGAAACGGCACAACCCAACACGTTTGAATTGGGAGTGCCACAAATACAATAAAGTCAACGTCTCCTTTTTTATAAATACCGTCGCGTCTACGCGCATTAAACTCGTAATAATTTCTTTTATTATATTGAGTAGACTTAACTTGTATGCGCTTATATTTTTTGTCTTTTTCCGCAATGAGATCATAAACTTCTGGACACGTTGGCAATAAGACACTGTAACCAGCGAACAATAGTCGCGATGCGACCAGCGCTTCTCCACTTGTTCCCAATATGGATCGACTTGTAGCCAAATGTTTATTGTTAGCGATTTATTAAACATATCTAGCTACCTCAACGCGTAATCTGTGGTTACAACTTCAACGACTTGGTTGTGGTCGCGAACCAATCTGCTCGCAATGCGTCGATCAATTTCTGCAAAACGTTCCATCGTCAAGTTGCTGGTAATGAACGTCCACTTGCCAAGCCGCTTGTCTAACACCTCTAATAATTTTTGCGTGCCGTAATCACTGCCATGCTCCGCACCAATGTCATCGATGACTAACAAATGTTCGCGTGATAATTCTGCTGCATAACTGTGATGCCCCTCTCGCATGTAGTTCAATGCGTCAATCCATCGAACAAACTTTCCTGGTTTCTTTGAAATATTTTGATGGGTCTTTGCAACTGCTTTAGCTAGATGAGTTTTGCCGACACCACATGTGCCAGCCAGTGTCAGCCAGTAGCGAGCGCGGTGATCATGATGAATCATGTTGTTGATGAACGCTGACGTTCTCATTAACATGTCTTCCAGCACTGAGTCTTCGTGCGTGTCGAACGACAAAAACTCTCTGTACCAGTCAACTGTTTCCGGCTTTAACGACTGCGGCCCCGTAGTCTGACGCTCCGGCGAACGTCCCACTATTTCTGCCGCTAGTTTTCGTGGATCTGTCATTATATTTCTCCCACGTTATAAATTTTTGCTTCCAGTTAATCACTTTATTGCCACGCGAATCGACCCAGTTGCCAGCGGTGAAGTATTCGTGGAACTGACTAGCGAGCGATTCAGCATTACGGCTTTTCGCATATTCGCGCACCTCGTCAAGCGTCGGAGGTGCGTGTTTTTTTGGTTTACTCTTAGATTTTGTCTTTGTTCTAGGTGTTTCATCAATGTTTAGGTGTGTCATATTGCTAGTATGCCATCTAGCTTCACGCTTTATTAACCCCTCTTTTTCTAACGTTGCTAATTTCTTATTTATTGTCTGGCGACTTAAACCAGTCCGCTTTGAAAGTGTTGTTTGGTTTGGCCAACATTTATTTTGATCGTCTGCGTAATCAGCTATCGTAAGCAACACCAGCTTTTCTGACGGTGTAAGCTGCTGACGAAATGCCCACGTTATAGCTTCTAAACTCAAAGCTTCTCACTTACGTTTTTAAAAATTTCACGTAAAACTTCATGCGGTCTTTGCTTTAAATCAATTTGTAGTCTTCTAATACCAGATATGACAGTGCCGTGGTCATGCCCAGTGTAACCCCCGATCATAACATAGTTCATTCCAAGCTTTAGCATAAAGTGCCAAACAATCCATCTGGCCCAACAATTTTGAGGGGTTCTTGGAGCAGTCCACATCTGTGTTTCTGATTCATAATTAAATTCATCCAAAACAACCGAAATTATTTTCTTCACCTTCTGCTCGTACACGCGCGGCAACTTGTTCGTTGATCCATTCGTTTTGGTTTTCATATCCTAATATTTTTAAATAAATTTTTAATCCGTCTTTGTAAAATTCGTTATCAATGCAAATTGCATTCAGTTTAGCTCGCGCCTTGTTAGGGGCCATAGTTCTAAAATTCCAACCCGCTCTTTGCTTTTTCCATTGCCTCCAATACCGAACCCAATTTAGTGAACCATCGTCGCGTATGTATCCGCATTTTCTCCAGTGCAAATACGATTGAATCCCAGTTCTAACAACCGCCATTGCAAGTTCGTGATGACAGCTTGCGATGGATAGTTGGGGCTGACTGGTTTGAGTCTCTGTACCAGCCAACCCCACATCGCTCAGAACGGTTTTCCGCCTCCGGTCGATTGTTCCTCCTTCTTTGTCACAGCAAGTTTTAGATATTCAACGCCGCTGCTCTGCGCTGTGTTTTTCCACCCAGATACCCAGAACATAGTACCGCCAACATTTAAGCTTCCGGTCATGTCTGGTTGTGTTTCTTTCTCTTTCTTTTTATTTGGGAACAATGCCCCACTGTCGGGTTTGTCCGACGCTTTGTAGTTATCTGCCATTTGTAATGTACTGTACTATTTACTCTTTCGCCAATATTGGCTAGTTCCCCCCGATTCCAATAATTCACCTAACAGTTCGGAGAGAGACTGCTGTGCTTCTTCAGTGGAGCATTTGTTTTCATTTGAATACAACTCTACCAAATCATCATATTTAACTGACGCAATGTTTAACATGTCATACGTGCCAATGTTTGATCCCGCCAGTTTTTGATACGCTGTTTTAACGTCTGCAATTTTAGGAGATGTTTTTCTCTTTACGCGCTTATATCCTGGTAATTCATTAAACTCTTCACATCGTGTTTTCAGTGCTTTTACCCACGCTTCAATGGACGGAACGTAAGCACGTAGTCGCGCCGCTAATAGCGGGTTAGTGATCGAACGCGGATCGCGTGCTTGCGACAACACTTCTTGCTGATCCACCACTGTTAACGCTGCGCCAGAAACTGCGGTGCAATACAATTGATGTCTGCACCAGCCGCAATAGTCGCATGGTATTGGAGCGCGAGTGGGGTTCGTAACAGCCGCACGCACTTTGCGAGCCATGTCCTCACACTCACTTCGGGTCACTACAAACACATCAACAGTACGAGTTTTTGAATACATGACATGGCATTCAATTTCCATGCAATCATCTCGCTGCATCAAACCCAACGCATAACCCATCATCTGGATTCGGTCGTCATATCGAGATCCGGTTTTTAGATCAAACATTTTGCGTTTAGCGCCACAATACATGTCCACGTAACCAAACGTAAAAAACTCACCGTCAACGCTGATATTAAGTTTCGACTCAACTTCAACCGGAGAAACACCGCATTGCTGCATAGTGTATTCAGTCGTCCAGTCTATTTGTTGCCGATCTTCTTCGTTGAGATTGACGTGCATTTTTTTAGATGTTGTTTCTGCCACTCATCATGCATTGCTGTTCCGCGAAAAGCCGCATAACCAACTTCACCCCCACGGAACACTGCACACTTTAGCCACTTAGACCAATTGCTTGGACTGTGTTCATGGTGTTCCCGTTCTTCGCTCATGCTTTATCTTTTAACAGACTGGCTAGAAAATCAGCGGGTCTATCGAGAATCTCTTTAGCTCGTTCGTCTGTTAAATCTCTGAACGTTTGTTTTTTTTCAATCCACTCAATTTCTGCTAAAAATTCATTAGCTTTTTTTTCGTGTTTCTCTAAAACTTTTTCAAGTTCTTCAACTTTCTTAAACTTTTCTTTAGTTGGTTTTGTTTCAACAGAATGCCCCTCGCGTGGTTTATCATTACGCCAAACATGCGAACCAATACCGAGATATGAACCGCATTTAATCAAAGCGTCAGTCGCAGCGCCTTTGTACGCGTCGCCACGATCTCTATTATCATTTCCACCAAACTGAACAACACGAACATTATGTGTAGGAACTGTTAAAACCCCTTTAATTATAACCATTTTTTCAGAATCACTTATAATCTCTGGTTCAAACTGCCAACCACCTAGCCCGAACGCTTCATTCAGTCTGTCCGTAACATAAATAGGTGTAATTGCGGTCATTCCCTGTTTGTGCGGTAATTCTTTCAACGCGTCTTTTGGTAACGGTCTATTTAATATTTCATCTACAGTCGGTTTTACCGTAGTCGTCGTTTTTCTTTTAGCTGCCATAGTTTATTTTGTTTCGGTATTTGTAGTACATTGAGTGCAAAAAAAATCTGAATCTCTGACAACATTGCACCAGTCGTCAGCATCCATTGCAATTATCCACGGGCCACTATTCCAACGGAACGCAAGCACTCCCATTTTTTCTGTGGCTTCAGAACGTAACTGCGCCCACCAGTCTCTAAACTGCAAACGCTCACATCGCTTCACTTCAAAATGAAATGGTAAATTAGAAGTAATGTCAGCAGACTGAGATGTTCCCATAAACTGCTGCGATCGTCTTGCTTCTGCTGTCGGGCCAAATCGGTCGTTTAGCAGTTTAGCAAACTCTAACTCACCTCTACTCCCCTTTTGTTTTGAATTTAAACTCATAGTCTTCTATTTCGCCATACCCCATAAACTGCCGAAAATCAGCAGTCATTACTGTAATGAATTTTTTAAATCGTTCATCGTTATCGGTAGCCATTGTGTAATCACCGGATAACGTCATTCCCGAACCAATATGTTTAATATTCCATCTGTGTGTTTTCATTTCTAAATTTGTCTATACGGTGTGCCACACCCATTTATAAAAAAGAAGCGCAAGTTTATGCATTGCGCTAATAAGTAAAAAAAATTAGTTGCTTGTTATGTCCTTATTTTTTTCTTCCCACGCCTCTTTAATAAATGCTTTTGTTTCTTTCGGTTGAGTTTCCATTTTTAGAACAAAATTATCCCATACTTGTTTTGATTCTTCCGGCGCGTCTTCAATTAATTTCACAAATTGTGTTCTGGATTCGTATGGTTCTATTATTGCCACGTTTAAAAACTTAAATGTCTTAGCCAAATGCACTAAATAATCAAAATCCTGTTCATTTTTTACCAAATCAATCGGGCTTAAGCTATCTTCAGAATGCGCAAACCCGCTTGACAGTTTTTTTGTGTTTTTTAATTTACCCATTACAAAAGATGCGGACATATTCGGACCTGTTAAAATAACTTTCCCAGAATTATTAAATAATTCTAATTTAATTGAGTCTGTGTCGGTGAGTCGTTCACTTTCAACGCTTGCGTCTCCTTTTGGGTAGTCTCGCATTTGATACTGAGTGAAGCCGGTATATTTGCCGGAAAAATCATAGTTTGCCACGCAACGAAATATATAATCGCCAAATTGATTTGTTCGATCGTCATTATCAACTTTCCAATGCCATCTCTCAATTAATTTATCACCTTCCCACACCTCGTATTGAGCGGGGTATTTTTCATCAATTTTTGCAAAACCCGCGTCGCTGTGAATCCTTTTCCTATCAAACCAAATAATTTTGCGATCATTTTTAATTTGTTTATCAAATGAGTCATAAAACATTACGCTAGAATATGTAATTAATGCTGTTAGCATTATTAAAATTACATTTAATTTAGTCCCACCAATTTTCGCGAGTGCGTTTGTCTGCGAAGATTCTAAATTGTGCAATTTAGTCTGCGCTGCTTCTAGTTTATTTATTGGGTTTTCCATTTTTTTATTTTTTCGCGTGTGACCGTGTCACTTTTCTCCTTTAAATCGGAAACCAAATATTCAATTAACTCAGTCATGGTCATGTTGTTTTCAGTGGCAACCCGATTTAATACATCTTTATCATTCTCCCATATATACGCAGACAATGAACGTTTTTTATCGTTTCGTTTGTTTGGCATAAGTAAGAAAACGAAGTTTCGGCATTTATACTAATCTTGTCAAATACATAATCGAACTATGTTAATATTTTACCCACTATTACTCATTGACTTATTCACAATTGAAGTGCTACAACGTGCTTACAGAGTTAAAAACTCTAATAATAACCAAACAAATGGCTAGACCAAGAACCAGAGAAAAACAATTAGACACTAATTACTCAATGCGCGTATCTCACGAAGATCGTGACCGTTTTATGCGCGCTGCTGAGTTGCTGGGAATGTCGCTAAACGCATTTACCAATAGTGCAATTAACACTGTTTGCGATCTCATTGAAGCAGATGAGAAAAAACTGCCACACTCAAAAGAACTTGAAGTAGTTAAAGTTGGTCAGTTTTTGAAAAAGAGCAAAAAGAGTGCTTGGAAAAAATAATGGCAGAACTTTATAAACGACCGGATAGCCCGTACTGGTGGTGTGTTTACCGAGTCAACGGCATACTTAAACGAAAGTCTATTAAAATACGTATTGGTAACAGCCGTGGGAAAAAACCATCTATTGGAAGCGATGCCGAAAAGTGGTTAATCAAATTTGAAAACGATTTAGCATTTAAGCAAATTGGTATTAGCACAGTACACGACATTGCCCTAGCTGAACTTATTCCAAAATACGTTGCTCATTACAAGCAGCAGTTTGAAACTGGTGCTATTGTAGAAAACACTTGGGAAAAAGTAGAAAAACGCGCTCCATTATGGTTAAAACGCTGCTTAAAACACGGTATTACGGGAGTAAAAGCTTTAACCCCAGAACTTACATTGCAATATCGTAGTAAACGTACAAAAAATGATATTCCCAACGGCGAGCCAGTCACTCAAAACACATGGAATCGTGAGTGTACTGATTTAGGACAGTTGTGGACGTTTGCGAAAGACAAACTTGGCATTGATTGCAAAAATTATTGGTCTAACGCTTATTATTCTAAAGCTAAAACAGTAAATAAAAAACGTTGTTTATCTGACGATGAGATACAAAAACTACTTATTGATGGGCAAAAATTAGACAGGGAATGGCAGTTTCTCACATACGTTATGTATTTTACTGGGGCAAGAATACATTCAGTAGCTGAACTACAAAAGAAAAGCGTTCATTTATCTGATCGCACTATATGGTTGTCCAATAAAAACAGTGACGATCACAATTCATACATGCCGGAGAAGCTACATGACTTTCTCCAAGATTATATTTCACAAAGCACGGATGATTTATATTTGAAAAAACCATTTAGTGGGTCTACACGGACAAAATTCTGGACTGGTAAGTGGCCAAAACTTGCATTGAAAGTAGGTGTTAAATGCACTCCCCACGATATACGAAATACATATATAACACGAATGACTCAGAAGCTGGAACAGCGCGTCAGCATGAACATAGTCGGTCACAGTAGTGCTAAAATACACGAACTGTATAATCATAATATGGCGTGGCAATATGCTGATGAAATCGAACGTGTACTCAGCGTGTCAAAATTGCATGATAAGAAGTCTAACGTAAGTGTCTTACAGTCAGCTAGTTGATAAAATGACTACATTGTAGTACATATTACACCCCACACTTATTCACATAAATTGCTCCAGTTTGGTTATAATAACTACAATGTACTACAAGTGCGATACTCTAGGTTCGAGTCCTACCTCAGGAGCCAATATGTTTTTTTCTTAATAAAAATAAAAATTTTCCAACATTAATGAATGCAACGTGAACTACACGTGAAACTCGTGTAAGTTATCTAGCGTATGTTGATGGATCAATTCCAGTCTGTTGGAATATCTGTTGAGCTACTGATGGACTGATTATTTTCTTATTAAACAAGTCGTGAAGATACTCTATTTTTCTCTGATATGGCATCTCGTCTAAGCGCTGAATAATGAAGCTAGTTCTTGCTCCACTTGTAACACCTAGCCCCCTCACACGCTTGTCTATCCGACCCACCAAATTAGCGTCGTCATCTATAGCTTTTTTGTATTTACGGAACAGCACGGAATTGCCCTGACTAGCACTTCGAGCGCGGATCATTCTGTCCATGACTGACATCCCCTTCGTGTCCGTGACAAACTGCTGAATTGCTCTCGATTCTTTTAGTTGTCGAGTAGCTTCTGTTCGTTCTATTACTGTTAATTGTTCTTCTGTTTGCGATTCGTTTACATACGGACTGCGGATAAATCGCCGGAAAAGCGGGTTTTGGTCGCTAAATATCCCCAACGGTTTGCGCCCAGTTTTACGGGGTGGCATAAACTGGGTAAATAATCCAGCCGTCATTGTGCCAGTTAATTGCTTTAACATTAATGGCGATCGCAATGATTCGGGCAAAGCTTCCGGCATGACTTCAGCTATATTACGAAAAATTTCAGGCGTGCTTTGATAGTATTGTTCTTTTGGATCAACCATTTTCATTTTTCTAGAAACAACATCTCGATGCAACCAAGTGTTTCTATTCATACCAAATTCTAATGTTCCTTTAATTAATGGATTTAAACTGCTAATTACAGATTCTACGCGTTCCCCAGCATCTTCACCACTAATACTCACTGGCATTATGTTTTCTAAAAACACAACTGACATATCACGTAATACTTTTGGGTCACGCGTTTCTAAAAATGTCATAGATGATTCAACGACATTAGAATATAATTTTAAAATTTCTCGTTTTGGTATTCGGTAATAATCTCTGACTAATATTCCATCGTCATTTGTAAAAAACTGTTCAGTTGGGATATGCCAATAATTTTCTTTATCACGTTCGTGAATTTTTTCGTAATCTTCTTTGTATTCATCGCTGTTGTTCAGCGCCCATAACGCAACAGTTGGAACCCCAACAGCAGTAGCTAAACGCAAATGCATTAACGCAGAATCTTTCACACCATCTTTACCAGATAATCTTCCCAAGTCCGCAGCAACACCTTGTATGCGTGCGTTAAAATACATGAAAAGAAGATTCAGACTTGCTGATCTTGTTACCGCACCTTGCCTACCAAAATCTGGTGAACCAGCAAAATTTCTAACTTCAGCTACAATTTCACCCATACGCTCACGCTGTTGTTCGGGAGTCATTTTAGCTAAATTTTCAATACGCATACCGCGCTTTAAACCGACCAATTTGCTAGTTTCTTCGACACTACTTGCTAACTGAACTATTCCGCGCAGCAATCCCATTCCACTTAATTTAAGTGTGCGATCTGTTGGTTTTACTTCATACACTTCTGGGGTTAGCGCTCGCTGGAATGTTGATCGTGCTGCTCCGCTGTTTAAAAAATCTTTGTACAGTGCATTTGGTTTGCCGAAATTCCCAGTAACCGAACTATATAATGCATGAACATAGTCTAACGGTAATCTAACCAAATCAGCGGGACTACGGAACCCGTACTTGCTAACCATTGCAAGACGTGGCATATCTGCAAACAATAAGTTAATTGGCTGAAACGCAATATTAAATGTTGTTGCCCCAGCTTTCATTAAAAATGAACCAGCAGCTAAAAGTTTTGAAACATTACCAGTTGTTTGAGCATTCAACCCCTCTATGGAGCGTGCAACTTCACGGTTAACAGCCAAGAATTTTTGTTCCCCATCGACAAACACCGTAACTTCGTGGTCAGCTTTTTCTCTAACTTTCTTTTTCTTACCAACTTTAGTTTCTTTTAACTCTCGAACTAAACCAGTCTCGTCAATTTGAGATAGCGCATACAACTCTTGCATTTTCAGATTCTTGTCAGCCAACATGTAGCTCGTGAGAATCTTGTCATACGCAGCGTCGATAAAATCACCTAACCGGAAATCAGTATTGTCGATTCCGGTAATCATTTCAGCTAATTGTTTAGTTGTATCTATTCGATCACCAGTTGCTGAAGCGGTTTCTGAATCTTGCAAATGTTGCAACACGACGAACGGGGCATAAAAATCATTTGAGTTAACAATGTTGTTTAATGTCTCTTGAGAAATACGCCCACTGTCCATCTGCATACGCAGCATTGCCGACATAAATTCCTGGTATTGTTCAACAGCGCTCTCAAGCTGCTTCATTTGCTCTGGCGTAATATCAGCTTCGAGTTCTTTAAGAAGTCTGTTTGCGTCATCGAGCGTGTAGTCCGCAACACGTTTGCGAGTTGAGTCGTCTTCAAGACGTTGCTTTGTGCGACGCAAAAACATTAACCGATTAAATTGCTTTTCAAGTCCCTTAATTGGTTTCACCACTGCGTTGTGGAAATCCATCATCAACTTTTCTGCACGGGCTGGCGATCCGGCTAACTGTTCAAACTTGCGTGCTAGATCAAAGCGTGGCGCTTTTTTGCCCATGACTTTAAACACTTTAGACTCTAAATGTTTTAGTGGTTTAAATCGGCTCAAGAAATTCGTAGAAAAACCTTCAATGACCGAACGTAATTTTGACCCAAACGATTCGGGTTCTGTTTCTAGTGGTGAAAAGATTCGGTCAACATCGATCATCGACTTTGGCTTAACCCCAAGCTCAGTGTCTAAATTTTCAGAACGGTTTTTAAATTCAGCTATTTGCTCGTCTGCTTGTTCTTGAGTAAGTTCTTTTTTATTAACTTTTTTACGAAGTTCTTTTTCAAAAGTTTTTAAATCGCTTTCAAACACTTCGGACTCTGGATCTCGTTTAGCAAGCACAGCACGAACAGCGTCTTCGACAGATAAGTTGTGTGTTTTAGCTTGTTCAGTGCCTAGCAGTTCTTTTATTTCGTTTAAAACATTCCGCAGTTCACTTTTAGTTTCAACTGGGTCAGCTTTCTTTTTACGCCCCTTCTTTGATGCTTCCAGTTTTAAGTCGGGTTGTTTATTTAAAGTGTTTCTAGCGCGTGACAATGCAGTATCGACTGCTTGGCGTTTCTTGCCAGTTGTTTCAACAATCTCAGCAGGGGTTAACCCGTCCATTGTTAACTGCATTACTTCGCGTTGTGCTTTTGGCAGCTTATCGATAGCTTTTGCTACTCTCTGCACGCGTTCTTTTTTACGTAATGTTTCTTCCGGTGACGGTGCTAAATCAGCTTCTTGATCGATCACAGTTTGACCAGTTTCTTCGTCCGGAGTAACTGTCGTTTCTTTTTTGTTAATGTTTTGCTGATCTCGTCCAAGATCATTAATTTTATTGGCAGCAATTGTGCGTGCCATTCGTTCAAACTTATTGCGATCTAACGTGCCTTTTTTAAGCATATCGCGAAGCGCAAGTTTTGTATCTGTCGAAGCGCTTACAGCAGCGTCTGCTTTTTTTGTTTTGTCGAAAAATCTTCTACCCGCATAGTTTTTAGATACTTGATCTACAAATTTATTTTCGTCTTCAGTTAACTCAAGAGAGTCTGTTTCTGTTTCTACTTCTGTTTCTACTTCAGCTTCTGTCGTGTCTTTGACTTCAGTTTTTTGATCTTCAATAATATCACCAGACGGAACTACTTTTTCGGACGCAGTTTGTTCAATTGGTTCGTTTAAAATTTCTTCTAACGACTTAGCAAGTTCACGCTGTTCTTGCTGTAGCATTTCCGGATCAGTCGGAGGCGCTTCAGAACGTTGCTGTTCTATAGCCGCTTGACGTTCCATGTCTGGATCAGTTCGGGTTCGCTCTCTTTCTGCTTGCTGATCTCTGGCTAATTGCCGCCGCTTTTGCACTATTTCACTGGCTTGATTATCTTCCGCTCTTTGTTCTTCAATAGCAGTTTGCTGCTCCATTGATTCAGCAGTTTCAACTTGTTCAGCGCGTGCCATTTCAACGTCACCCATGTCATTTGAGCGATCTTCAATGTCTTGAAGCAACCCAACAAGATTCTCTACTTCAGATTCAATAGTCTTCGGATCAATCTCGTCGTTCTTAACTTTGCGTCGGATATAATCAAATGCTCTCCGGAAATAATTCCTGGTAGCTGGTGCTGGAGTTAACCCAAGTTCGTTCCACAACAAGCTTTCAGTAACACTCCCGTGCCGACGTTCTTGCACTAACATGCGGACATATTCTGCGCCCATAGTGCCATCAGAAATGTCTTCCCCATAAACATCTGTTACATGCTTTTTTTGGGCTTCAGTCATTTCAGACGCTATTTTTTCAAAACGTTCTTTAGCGTATTCTCCAAATGATAGTTCTGAATTTGATGCGTCCCATTCACCTAGCAGAGTTTTTAAATGAGCGTCATGTATAGACTCTTCTTGAATGAGTTTTTTAATATACTCATTAGCATCGAGTCCGTTATCTTTTATGTGTTTCTTTAAATTTTTTAAATTAACAGTTAATCGACCAACGCCAGTAACATGGGCGATATGCGGATCGTCGTTGTCAGTGAAAATAACTTCATCAAAATTGCTGTATTTAGATGAGTCTAATTCGTTAACAACTTGATTTGGAACAGAACCTTCTTGAAGAATTTCACCAGCATTAGCATCGATGTTAGTTACATGAACTCTGTCTGTTTCTGTAGCTGGGCCAAGTTCTGGATCAACTGTTTGTTGTTCGTCAATCGATTCTAAATATTTTTTTAAGACTTCTTGTTCACGATTGTTTTTAACGTTGTCAACTTTGTCTTGTGTCGCTTTTAAATCTTTTTGAACTTGTTTGTCTTTCAGCATATTAATGCCGGATATACCAGATTGCTGTAAAGCACCGGGGCCAACTCCTGCAACACCTTCTATAAACACTTCTGACGGTGACGTGATTTCCCCCTCCGAAGCTAATTGACCAGCAGCTTCACCAACCGAACCCCCCGCACCTTCAATTCCTAGCTTCTTAACTGGACCACTAACAAGTCCACCGAGTTTCATTGTCATTAAATCGACAAGTGCAATCGGGACTCCGTATTTTAAACTCTTGTTTCTTAAATTAGAAACTGTGTCTGGATCGGTAAATGACGAACGAATTGCATCAGCGTTAGTAACGTCAATTCCCTCTTCAACTAACATTTCGTTAAATTTTGCTCCGTAAGAAACTCCAAGAGTTGTTACTGCTTGTCCACTAACAAAACCAACACCAGCACCAGCTATTGTTCCAACACCGGGAACTACCGACCCAGCAGCAGCGCCAGCAGCCACTCCAACTGCGGTTCTACTAGCACCGTAATTAACTTGTGCAGACAATGATTCGATAATGATTTGCCCCCCGATCTCAAACGGGTCTTTTATAAATCTGCTAATTTTGTCTTTTTCTGGTGCTTCTGAAAATTCGATGTACGCTTTGCTTCCGCGTAACGCTTGCGAACGACGATTGGCTAAAGCCATTTCTTCAAAACGGTCTTCGTCAGAAAATGTTCCGAAACTTTCTCCAACTAAAACATCTGCGGTAGTCGCTTGGTTAGCCCCACGAAGCCAAGCGTTTCTGAAAGTGTTAAAGAACTCACTATCTTCGTTGCGATCCCATGTTAATGAACTGAAATCATCTTCAAACTCTTCATCTTGAGAAAGATAAGCAGGATATTTGTTTCCAATCGCTAACGTAAGTTCATCATCTGATACATCATTATACGCTGGATATTTCTCTCTAAATAAACGTACAACTTCACTCATTTTTATGGATTTCTAATGCCTAAATCTGCTGGATCACTAGGATTAGTAATTGCTGGAGGTTGAGCGCTAAAAACACTAGCACTATTGCCAGTATTAACACCCATTGATTTCACATGTTCGTAAAATGCTTTTGCTTCTTCTGGAGAAGCGCCATCTAATTTAAAATTATATGCTGTTTGCCCTGTCAACGTACTGGTGTACGGAACAATTGAAACTTGCCCAGTGTGTGGCTGGTTGCTTGAAGCCATGAACGCTTGTTCTAAACCAGCTAAAAAATCTTTGTGCGTGTTAACCATGCTGTCTCGCACTGCCATTAAATCGAGAAGTTCTGGAGTATCTGAACGAGCAAAATTTTCTATCTTGCCCGTATCTGGATTTCTTACTTCTCGCGGAGTTTGCAGTTCATTAATTCTGTTTAAGATCGGGCCAATTTCTGAAGCATGTCTAGCTCCTGCTGCACCAACTGTTTTTTTGTAATGATCTAACAACGCTGCTTTTTCTTTAAAAACACCTATCAACGGATTTGTTGCATTTTCTGCTTTTGCTTGAGCTAATTTTGCTTCTGCATTTGCTTTAGTTATTTCAGACGAACGTAATTCTTTTTTGTGTTTTTTTTCGTCTTTAGCATCCCGCATACCTCTTTTTAAAGACTTAGTTCGCAGATCACTTTCTTTTTTATCGCGTTTTGATTTTCTCTTCGCACGTTTTTCAGCACTTTCTGCACGATCTTCTGCACTATCTGCGCGATCTTCTGCTCTATCAGCACGTTTATCTGCTTTTTTGCGATACTTGCTTCGTTCTTTTCTTTCTGCTGACGCTAGATTTGACGCACGAATATCACGCGCCATGTCCATGCCCATCGAAAGTCCTGTTGAAAATGATCTAGCCATATTATGCGTTTAGTCCAAATATTCCACTAACCCCTTTACCAAATGATTGTCCACCAGCCATTCCAGCCATACCCCCAGTCAATGCAGTTAAACCAAGCCCAGCGCCCATTCCAGCTATTTGACTTAATGGGCCACCTTCTTGCGCCATTCGCATTTGTTGGTTGTATATATTGCCAGTACCTTGTGCAAATTGGCTATTGTTCATCACCCCGACTCCGCTATTCATTATGTTTTGCCCTTGAAACGCAGATGCCCCTTGTTGCGCTCCGCTTAATTGAGAAAATTGAGCCACTGGAGAAACACCAGCGCCAAATGCTGCTTTGTTAGCTATGTCTTGTTGATACATTCTAAAACCAACATCGCCAACTGCCATTGCTTCTTGAATGCTAGGTGCGTTTCCAAATAAATTACCACGCGCTGCTTGCGATCCGCGTGCGCCTCTAACAGCACCTTCTGCTGCTTGTGTAAAATATTTTTCTGGGCCACCTTCAGAAATTTGACGACCCAATTCTTGGCGCATTTTAAAACCTTCTGGATCGGCTGCTGCCATTTCTTTGCGACGTTGTTTAACAACATCAACGCCGTATGTTTCAGCAGTTTCTAATGAACCCGCAGCCAATTTATCTGCTGCTTCTATCCAAAAATCTAAATTTGCACGGGATAAATCAATGTCACCAATGC